AAGTTAAATGCTTTTTGATATGTAATTAAAATCATAATAATCTGCATGAATGCTGAATACCATTCTTCTTTTGATAAATCACTAGTTAAAATTAAGTCGTCAAATGTATTTTCGCAAAATTCCATTCCAATAACTTGAACAGGAAATTTTGGAATAGTTACATCTAGTCTCTCTTCTTCAAAAGATTCATCGTCTTCTTCTTCATCTTCAGACTCATCATCTTTATCATCTTTAGCTTCATCGTCTTTATCATCTTCAGGTTTGTCACTATCTAAGTTTTCAATTTCTCCACAATCATCACAATCTTCAGGTTCTTCTTCATTATCAGTGTATGATGAACGTGATGAACAAGTTGAGTTAGATTTTAATGTAACATGTTGATCTGTTTCCTTTTGTTCCAAAAGATTAGTATTTGTTAGATCAACTAGATCAGAAAGTAAATCAGATGATAAATCAGACATATTTACAATATTTTCATCAAATACATCTTCAAACATTTCATTGTCAAAAGATTTAATTGATATTTGTGATTTGGCAGTTGAATTGTGCTGAATTGTAATAGGTTTCAGTTTTGGATTTTCATCTTGAAATAAATGTTCATAGTCATCAATTTTAAATAATACATTTTTATTTTTATTAAAGTATTCAGAACCATTTAAGTAATCAATATCGTCAAAAACATTTAAAATAAAGTTATTTTTAATACCTAAAAATGATCCATAATAATCAACTCCATGTGTAAAACCATGTGTATAAATTAAATTACTTGATAAGTATACAAACATACCATCAACATATGCTGAATTATTTTGATCAATAAATTTTGAATGACAATCTAATTCAGTTGAATTGATTTTTGGTAAGGCGAATATTTTTTCATCATTTAAATTATACTTTCCAATTAAATATTTAAATGGATCTAACAAAGGTGCCATCTTAAAAAAGACATCTTTATCTTTTACTTTGTTATTTTGTGAATTTTTAAGCCTACAATTGAATAAATGAAAATCATCTTCACCCCCGTCATTAACATTTGAAATATACCATTTGTTATTTAAATTAATACTATTATAATTACTATCATTCAAGGTGAAGAATTTATTATAAATAGGTATATAGTTTTGTGCATTTGAGAGAAAAAGCGTTTCTGATTTCTCTAAACATTTAAAAAGTTCAAGGTTTTTCCTTTTTTGATAGTTCACGTTTATCATTCTTTAGCTAATTAATATATAAATTATATTTATTTTTAACTTATTATAAATGCTATTATAGTATTATTTATCTCTCATTGCGTAAAAATCTTTAAAAAATAATTTATATTTTAAATAGTAATGACTTTAGAACTAAGGAAATTTGACATGAAAAGTATAAGCTTTAAACCGAATGAAAATAAGGGTCCAGTTGTAGTTTTGATTGGAAAGAGAGATACAGGTAAATCTTTCTTGGTAAGAGATTTACTTTTTTATCAACAAGAAATCCCAATTGGAACTGTTATTTCTGGAACAGAAGAAGGTAACGGTTTTTATGCTAGTATGGTACCAAAATTATTCGTCCATAATGAATATAATACAGCTATTATTGAAAATATTTTAAAAAGACAACGTACTGTTTTAAAGCAAATTAAAAAAGAAATGGAAACATATAAACGCAGTACTATTGATCCTAGAGCATTCGTGATTTTGGATGATTGTTTATATGATGCTACATGGACTCGCGATAAAATGATGCGATTACTCTTTATGAACGGGCGTCATTGGAAGGTCATGTTAGTCATCACAATGCAATATCCTCTTGGTATTCCTCCAACGCTGAGAACAAATATAGATTATGTTTTTATTCTTAGAGAAAATTATATTGCGAACAGAAAGCGCATTTATGAAAATTATGCTGGTATGTTCCCAACATTTGAGAGTTTTTGTCAGGTTATGGATCAATGTACTGAAAATTATGAGTGTTTAGTCATTAATAACAACTCGAAATCAAACAAATTACATGACCAAGTATTTTGGTATAAAGCTGATAGTCATGGTGAATTCAGATTAGGTTCAAAAGAATTTTGGGAATTATCTAAAAATCTTAAGGATGAAGATGAAGAAGAGGCATATGATCCTAATAAGACTAAAAAACGAGGCGCAGGTCCGAAGATTAGCGTGAAAAAAGCAAATAAATGGTAGAAAACAGAGATATCTCTTATAATAATTATTGATTTTAAAATAATAAACAAAGAATAATAAATTCAAGAGTATCCTATTATAAAGTATATAATAACATTCCCAGACCTTAAGATAGTAGAAATCATATAGAAAAATCCAATCTATAAAATAAAATATCAAATACGTATAACTATAAAATTTGTTTTATAGTTATATTTTATAAATTATGAAAATATTTTTAAAAAATATTAAACATTATTTTTTGACAGTTGATACAAATGGACGTAGAAAACATCACATGTTAGACGAGTTTAGAGGTTATGATTTAACAGAAGTAAATCCAGTATTAGGAGTCATAAAAGAACAATCGGGTGCAACTGGGTTTTCCAGAATGATCGACTTGGCGCTACGAGAACAAGATAGGACAAAACCATTCTCTCCATTCGTTATGTATGAAGACGATTGTTCGAAATATCGCGATTATCCTGATTATATTGAAGTACCAGATAACGCTGATATATGTTATATTGGTTTATCTAAATGTAGTATGAATAATAAAGAATGGCATCATGGGTCATATTATACACACATAGATGATGATGTAGTTCGGGTTTACAATATGTTAGCTATGCATGGTATTATAATATGTTCTGCTTCTGGTGCACTTGCTATACAAAAAGCTGTATTTGAGGGATATGGAAGAAAAATTATATGGGACATATTTGTCGCACAAATACAACCATATTATAATGTTTATGCTTTAAAACAACCTCTCGTCTTCCAAGATGAAAAATATGGCGGCCAAGAAAAAGAATCAAGATTTTCAATTACATCAACAAAAGATAACCCGTTACCTGACACTTTTAAGAATACTACAAATGTTTCGATTATTACTTGCTGTACATCGCGTCGCGTATTATAATTATTATAATATAAACTTTTGCTTTTGTTATTTTTTAAAGTATATTTGGTTCAACTTTTGATATAATACTATTTTTACAAGTATTACATTTTGTTTTCCACGAGTCGTTCGGCATAATATTAATTGTATTGTAACAGCTAGCAGTTATACATTTTTTTGTAACTACTAATTTTTTATAACAATCCCTGCAATTTGTTTTCCAAGTTTCTCCCTTTTTAACAAATTCTTCGTTTTTACAATATTTACAAATAATTGAATCCAAATTATTTTTAAATTTATGGTAACAAATACCACATCTTTCTGATGGTTTTAATATCTCTCTTTTACAATCGATACAGTTTGTTATTTTTTCATCACAATCAAGACAATATAAATCAGTAATTGATTTTTGTTTGAGAAATTTTTCGGGGCACGTTTTACATTTTTCCAGACACCATTTCTCATGACAAACAGCACACAATTGTGTATTATTTTTTACATCTACAAAATGACAATTACAATTAACACACTCTCTGTAAACTTCGTTTCTTCGGATTTCAATATTTAAAGAATCGCGCATTATTTTAAGATTTGTTTTAACTTTACTTGGAATACAAGAAGAACATATATTGATTTCATTACTCCTATAAATACCATCTTTATCACAAGCCTTACAGTTAGTTATTTTAAAACTACCAGGCTGCTTTTTATTTAATTTATTTAACTCTTTCTCTCTCTTTTTAGATTCAAGTTCTTCTTTTTTTCTTAATTTATCTTCTTCTTTTTTTTGTTTTTTATCTTGTTTTTCCTTTTTATAAAATCCTTCTGGTAGGCCTTCTCTTCTTTCCTTTTCAGTTTCTCTATGTTCGTTAATTTTTTTACATGTAGATTTAAAGGTTGGATCATTCTTACTTATAAGACCATATCTACTGTTACATACACTTCCAAGTTGAATATTCATACCTGAATATTTATTTTTAAATATATGAACATACATAATATCTTCATTACATATACAATTTGCCTCACCAAAACCTTGATATATTGTAAAACCGCTTGATTCAAAATCACTTTCTTCTAACCTATTATTAAACGCTAATTTTAAGTCACTAAAATTTTTAAATTTTTCTATATATAACTTTGGATAAGTTAATAATAACATAAAAGCTAAATTGTCTGTTTGGGTTGGTTTTTTTCCATAAAATCTAATAAAATGTTCTTTCAAATCATCGTGATAATTTTCATAATTTCTAAGTTTACTTAAATAAAATGGACTATTTACGTCTTGTGCTATAATTATTTCTTTATACACTAAATTTTTTAATTCTTCATCTAAAATAATATTTGTAAACTCATTTTTACAAGATAAATTATTTTCTGAAAAATATTCTTCCATTTTTAGATTGAACACTATTATTTTATTATTTAATAATTATTATTTTAAATAATAAATTTAATTCATTTTTTTTATTAACAATCGTCAAATGAAATTGTTACTGGATATTTAATATAACAATAGTCTCTCCAATTTGTTTTAGGATTATTTAATTCACACCAATCAAAAAGTATTTTTCCATTTGATGCTTTTATTGGTAATGTTTCCCATAAATTATATTTAAAAGTAAATAATATGTTCATTATTCCCATTTCATTTGTTTTACAAAAAGTATATTTATTCATAGCTTCAATGAGCTGATTTTTATCACATAGTTTAAGAATATTTGTATCATAAATCCACATACAATTAAGCATATAATTTGATTTCAAAATTTGTTCACCATATTCAGATTTTAACGAATCAATTAGCTCAGGTTTATCATAACTTAATTGACAATTAAACGATTGATCATCATAAAGCTTACCATCTTTTGGCGCCAAAATTTTATTTTTATAATCAATCTCAAGTAGATATTTAACATCATCTAATAAACGCAATCCAGCGTCTAAAAATACAACACGTGACCATTTGGAAAAATAATCATCAAATATATGTAATTTTTCCCATTGATTTAATTTATTTATTTCTCTCTTGTCTGTTGTATCAACAAAGCCAGTTTGTCCTATTTTAAACAGTAAAATAGATTTATCTATTTGTGTAAACTTTTTCTCAGTAACATTATAAAAGTCTTTAAAATTTGTATTCAAATCAAAATTTAGTGTAATTAAAACAATATCTCCATGCCAGTTTCCTTTGCTTCTTAAATCAATTATGGTTCTTCTAGCTTTATTGAAATAATTTAAATCTGTTACCAATGTGAAAACTGTATGATTATTTGTAGTGAGTGATTTTATAACTATTTTATCATCTTTAATTGAAAAATAAAATTCATATTGTTCTTTAGTGATAACTTTATGAACAGTGATTGCTGTTTGTAAATCAGATTCATTATCATGTAATCCAAGATGAAAGAGTTTATTGTCAATTTGAATTATAGGAAAGTCTTTTTTAAGCTTATCAATCCATAAACCAATACATAAATCATCACACCAGTGTTCATAAGAATTATTTATACCTGTATTTCTAACATAGTTATAAATTACTTTATATAAACTTTTTGATATAGCATAACCAGCACCGCCTGACATATACAAACAAAAATCACGTTTAATATGGTCTAATTCATTACCAATGTAATAATTTTTATTTGAATCATAATTTAATAATAAATTTTTAAGTCTATTTTCAAAAACAAAGGTATCATCATCAATAAATATATACCAGTCATAATCTGGGATATTCATATTATAGATAAAATGAATGTATTTCCAAGTAATATTTTTTTCATCATCCATACAGTACCATCCAAACTGTCTATTTTTAATATCAGGTTGAGATGTAAGATAGTAAATATCTTCCTTATTTACATTTTTGAACATAGTATCCATTTGATACTTAACTCGCGTATCTAAATATTTATCACATGTAGAAATAATATAACAAATTTTCATAATGGTTATATTATTTATTTAATTTTAAGTAATTATTACAGTTTTAAATTATATATTTGGTTCAACCTTTCTTTACTACGTTAGAAAAGGTTGATTTAATCTACTTTTTCCATAGAATCTTTATTAGCAAAAGGACCACTAATTAATTGACTTTGGCCATTATCAGTCTTACCAACAACAATATTTTCACCTTCGAATAGCTCCATACAGATGTCAGCAGTAGAAATATTTTCTTGCTCCTTAAATGCTACTTCTTGAGTATTAATATTGTTAACGCCAATTAAGTTACCTTGTTCATCAATGGATTGAGTCAATGTGTTGCCAGATTTCTCGGCATTCTTAATATTCTCATCAATTGCCTTTTGTTTAGATTCCTTGACACGTTGCTCAAACGCAGTCTTAGCGTTAGATTCATTCTTAGTCTTCTCGCTCATCAATTGATTAAGTTCTTCTTCCATATACTCAACGCGCCCAGTCTTATAAGCTTCAGGATCCCAAGGCATCCACATACCAATAGGTCCTACATAAACATCATGATTTGGGTCAATTTCTCGCAACATTTTACATCTCAACTCGGCTTCTTCTTGAGTAGGATAAGATCCGCGGATTTTCAAACCTCTGGTATTAGTTTGGAAGTTGTGAGCAACATCAAACTGCTTTTGGAGCTCTTCTTCGTTGTTATCAATATATGTTTTGAATTCGTCATCCATGCTAGACTTAACAAGAGATTCTCTTTCTTCCTTTACGAAATCTTTAAAGTCATTTGATACATCATCGAATGAAATATTGTATTTAAAAGAAACAAAATTAAGGAACTGAACAAATTTTTCCATAGATTTGTTAAAGTCCCATTTCTTTAGGAACTCTTCAAAATAGAAGATTTGTTTTTCCTTTAAGATTTTATCTGGAGAACAAAATGATACGCAAACGAATTTTTGACCAGAAATAGGCTTATCTTCCTCTAATAAGTCGACATATTTAGGATTAACTTTTCCATTTACTTGTTTTCTCTCAAAGCCAGACTTTTTAGAATTCTTTTCTTTAGAATGATTCATTTTAAATAGATTAAGTATTTATTTTTAAGTTTTTTATCGCAATATATATTTTTTTTCTTATTATTTAATATAAATGAACGGACTTATTAACGTTGGTGAACTTGTTAAGAGAATCATTAAGTACCTTGTTGAAGGTTTAATGGTAGCTATTGCTGCTTATGCTATTCCTAAACGTTCTTTGAACATTGAGGAAATTATCTTGATTGC